ACTTCCCCTTTTCAACGATCCCTTGGTGTAGCGAAACCCAAGAGAATTAATTACATGAGGTTATTGACTCGTGCCAACCTGTAGTAATAGTTTCCGGCGGAGTTTGTACCCTGAGTAAGAGCACCTGTTCCAGCGGAGTCACCAAAAGGATTGGCCTTAATACCATATCGTGTCTTAAATCCAATCTTTGGTTGGAAAGAATGTTCACCAACCGCACGTACCATCTGAAGAGGTACATAAGGACAGTAGAAGATACCAGCATCAAAAGCACTGGAACCTTTGTATCCAACAACATAGAAGTTAGCAGCGGCAGAACTGAAATATGGATCAACATAAACTTTATATCGACCATTAAGTGTACCTACCATTGTACTTCCAGTATCGTCAATGTTAGCTCCGTCCATTACACCGGCCATAGCGAGAGCCGAAGCAACGTCTGAAGATGTGATAAGGATATTACCCTTACCGCGACGAGTTGTTTTTGCGATAGCGTTAGCATCACGCTCGATCTGGAACATCAAACCTTTGAACTTCTCAACTGACCATCGACCATTGGAGTCTGTGTCAAGATCAAAGATACCAGCATTTGTGGTATTATGTTGTGCACCATGAATAGCGGTGTAATAGATTGAACGGATAACCTCTCGGTTAATCTCAGCCAAAATCTCTTGTGAAAGGATATTAGCCAATTCTGTTTCAGCATCAAGACCATGTACTGCTTTAAGGTCTTGAGCGAGTTCCATTGAGTACTCACCCTTGAGTGCTCTTGATACCGCTGTAACTGTGACTTTCTCAATGGTGAATGCCATTTGTTGGAAGTCTTCTTTAGCTGTACCAGAAGGTGCACCCTGTGTGTCAACAGCTGAGGAAAGTCCAAGACCTTCAGCTTCTGCTGTTGTCATACCTGTGGAGTTGGATGGAGCAGCAAGTGTTCCACCTTGTGCGGCCTGAACACCGGCCTCACCAGCGTGAGCTGCAGTTGAAGCTTGTCCAGAGTGTCGCTCATCAGCCTCGTTTACGAAGGCTTCTGTTCCACTATTGTTGTCATAACGTGCTCTCATCGCGAAGATAAGACCAGTTGGACCTGTCATTGGTTGAACACCACAAATATCATAAGCGATCAAATTAGGCATCGCTCTACGAATCATGGAGATCAAGACAGGATCTTGATAATTTGAACCAAGTGCACCGGCACTTGCGTTTGTTGGAACGGCCTCTGTCAAGAGTCCTCCGCCACCCTGTTCTTTCATGGCGACTTCTTGGTTTTCAAGGATTACAGCTGTAACTGCTCTCCTATAGGGATCACTGATCTTAGGCATATCTTCATGGTCTAAGACAGGAGCCCACTTATTTTGTAGTCCTTCAGCTAGATACATTTTCTTTCTCCTAAAGGTTAGTTAAAAAATTAACGATTATGTCTTGTCAAATGTTTGACATAAACATCCATACTTGGATCAACATTCTCTTCTTCCGTTTCAGTTTCGGTAGTGTTATTCTCTACTTCCTCTGTAAGATTCTGAGGTTGATTCTCTTGGACTTTTGGAAAGTAGTTTTCCTTAATGACTTCAAGCTTTTCTTTGTATTGCTCAGAGTCTTCAAAGTCTACACCTTCAGAGAGTTTTTGTAACTTCTCTTTCTCCGTGTCAGCAAGATCTTCCGAAACTTCTCTCAAAGTTTCTTCTTTTTTATAACTATCAAGCTCTCGTTTAACTGAAACATTGCTGTTTACAGTTTCATCAAGTTGCTTTTCAAGTTCTTCAACTTTCTCAAAGAGATCATCAACTAGGTCAACTTTCTCTTCTGGAATGTCAATATAATGTTCTTGGAAGAGATTCTTGAGCCCTGTCATGAAATCTTCTACCAACTCGGATCGAATACCCTTTTCGACTGCGAGTTCGTTTTCTTTCATCCACTCTTCAACAACATAGTTGAGATAACCATCAACTTTTTCTGTCATTGATTTTTGGTGCTCTTCCTTAGCTTCTTTGAGTTGGGTTTTGTAATCTTCCTCAAAGATACCGATTCTCTCATTTACCTCTTGGATAACTTTTGCAGAAACTGCTGCTTCAAAGATGGTTGAAGCTTTAGTCTTAAATTCTTCAGAAAGTTCTTCACCACTCATGATGGCGTCGATGTCTTCCTTAACATTGATGTCAAGGTCTTCTTTCTTCATCATTTTTTTCTTATACATTCCTTCTTTCATCTTCTCTTCTTCTTCCTCATCATCATCCATTTCCTCTTCTTCGGCAATGGTTGAACCCATGATTTTAGCGAAAGAATCTTGAAGATCAGACTTCTTCAAGGAATTGATTTGGTCATAGATAGCTTTTACCATTCCGGCTTTTGTTTTAGGAATCTCGTAAGCTTCTTCCATTTCCTCTTCTTCCTCTTCATCATCCTTCATATCATCTTCTTTGACTTTAGCCTTAGCCTCGTCTAAGATTTCTTCATCTGAAGATTCTGCCACAGCTTGTTGCTCTTCTTCCAGTTCTTCAGACTGTTGTTCCAAAATTTCTTCAGACATTGAAATTCTCCTAAATTAGTTAGTAATTTCTACTATTATTATTTATAAAAATATAAACTTTACAGTTTAGTGATAAACTCTTCAAAAGCCTTAACGAGTGTCTGCTCTCGACCTTTTCTTGAAGACTTTTCTACTTTGTTTTTGATCTCTTGAATTTCTGATTCTTTCAGAAGTCCATTCTCCCAAACCCATTCTTTACCTTCCATGATACCATGAACGAATGCGTCTGGAGCAGAAGGATCAGCAACTATGTCGGCCGCAGTAGCAAGATAAAAATCTCCCTGTACCTCTTGAATGCCATCCTTACCAGGCTTTAATGAGCCCATCCCTCTTGATGAGACTCCCAAACGAGCACCCTCATCAATTAAGTTCTTTACAATCTTTCCGTATGGAGTATCTAAAATTTTAGCTCTTCCCATAAAGTTATTATCAACCTCTTCAAGTTCCTCAATCATGTGTGAAACTCTCTCAAGATTGACAGTAGGACCATCTGGATGCCCTAACTCACCGAAAGCTCTTTTAGTCTTGATAAAACTATCAGAGTACCTTCGAGCTTCTTTTTGAAGAACGTCTTTTGGATATATTCTTCCATTTCGGTTCTTTGTTTCAGCTTGCATGAATACACCTTCAATAAAATAATTCTTACTTCCATCTTTTGAGGCTTCGGTAAGAAATTCTATATCATGTGCTTCTTCGCTTATAAGTTTCATTTTTGTCTCCTAGTCCTCATCTCTAAGGTCTTTGGTTGATGATGATTTCATACGAGTTCTAAAAGCATCTTTCATGTCTTTTCTAACTTGTGGTAAAAGTCTTTTGGTCCACCTAGAACCTAATTTTTGAATCTTTAAATTCGCTTTCTTTTCAATCTTATCTTTGATACCACCAGAAGCACTTTTGTATATTCCAGCTTTATCAACAAGTCCGATAGCTCGTGCTCTAACTGCTCTCTTAACCGCCTTCTGAATTCTTTCAGGAGTTGGTGGTTTCTTCATGGTAATTTCACGCTTTCGTTTTGCAACTTTAGCTTTTACTTTAGAAGTTCTTGACCTTTTCAACCTTTGTTGTATTGTCAGTTCCGAAATGAGTTCTTGATAAGTTTTCATTTCTTCAACTTGTCCTTCTTTTCTTTTGCTCGTTGAGCCGCACCAGATCCACCCGCTACTGAAATTTTTCTTCCTGTTGCAGTGAGTCCTCTTGAGGCCATTCTTTCACCTTTTTTCTGAAGTTGTTTGAATCCTGCTGTTTTTTGATATTTTATTCTCTGTCGTTTAATTTTTTGTTTATTTTTTCTATATTCTCGTTTTTGCTTTTGTCTTTCTTGAGCGGTTTTCTTTTCTCTCTTAACGACAGTAAATTCTACCAAATCCAACCTAAATTCACTAAAGGTTTTCATCTATTATCCTCCCATTCCGCCTGGTTGATAATTAGCGAATCCTAGTGGACCATTACCTTCATAATTAGGTGTATTAAACCCATCCATTTTTCTTACTTCTAACATCATACTTATTGTATCATACTGTGCACCAGCTGCGGCTGTACTTAATAAAATATCTCCTGCAGCGGCTCCTCCTGTTGCACTTCCCATTGTGATAGGATATAAGTGATTTGTGTAATCCCAAACTCCATTACCTGTGAAATAACCAATGTCTTGTGTGGAAGTTCCACCAAATTGGAGTTTTGCTGACTCAGCTGCATTAACTGACCATCTTACACCATTTATTTGAATTGTTCTTGCAACAAGTGCGGATGCAACAGTTCCAGAAGTTGTTATCGTATGTGTTCCAGATATAGAACCAACTATTGCTTGACTTGTACCTGGCAAAGTACTTCCAGACCATCCCAAGGGGGTTGAATCAGTTCCACTTGTACATCGGTAGACTGTCATAGTGTTTGTTCCAAGAGTTTGATTTTGTACAACCATACTAATAGAATCTGAGGTTACGATTTCTCCAATACAAAATCTGTCTGATGATGTAGTAACTGCAGATAAAGTAAGTGTTGCCAATGCGTATGTTGCAGCACTAGAGTCATAAATCGTAGCTGAAGCGGCTGCAGCAGGACTACTATCTATTCCAAAAGCCATAATCACTGACTTTGTGGCAGTGTCCGTAATTGTTCTAGTATTAATAGTAAAAGCCATTCTTTACTCTCCGTGTGCTTTCCCAAGGACTTTCATGAAACCTCTCTCAGTCCGTTGGATTTGATTAATAACCTTTTTCTGTTCTGAGGATTTTAGACCCTCTATATATTTAACAAAAATGTCAGCTGTCATTGGATCTATTGGTATCTCTGATCCATCACTTAACTTAATCTCCATATCTTTCTTGGACTTGGATA